CCGACAAAGGAAAATATCGGTCGCCGCACTGCTGATGATGCGATGTGGCAAATCTACGGACTCGGCAAACCTGCGACTCTCAAGGGTCTGATCTTTAATAATTGGGTGGAGTCCGATGAGTGGCCTGACGTGAATGCCTGCGAGCGTGTTGGATATGGGTGCGACATCGGTTTCGTCGATCCGACTACGGTGGTGGAGTGCAGGCTGTCACGCAATACGCTCTACGTCCGGCAGCGTGTCTGGTCGTTCGGGCTCACTGACCTTCCAAATCCTGAGAGCTACGAATCTTCGCTTGTCGAGGAATGTCAGGATAATGAGGTGAAGCAGGATCTTCCGATCTATGTCGATAATGCGTATCCTCAGAGCATCAAGGCGCTGCGTTCATACAAGTTCAATGCTCTGCCCTGCGAGAAGGGTGCAGGATCGATTATGGAAGGCATTATGATGCTTCGCCGGTATCGTATCAAGATCCACAGTTCCAGTCGGCAACTCGTGAAAGAGTTTTCGTCATACTGCTGGAAGGTGGACGGTGGCGGCCTTCCGATGGACAAACCTTTGGAGAATGGCAATGATCACGGTATCGATGCGATCCGCTACTTCGCAAAGGCGCAGCTTGCAAATGCTATGATGGGCAATCCTCGTCAGAAGCGTATCGGTCGAGCGGTTCGGGGAGCTGTGAAGCACTACTGATGGAATACGATAGCTATCAAATGTTTCGCGCTGTCTGCCCGGCTACCATCGAGGTCGCGCTGTCAGTCGTCGAGGATGCGTGTGATGAGGTGCTGCACGAGTGGATCGAGGATGCTGATCGTGGTGAGTGGCTGAGCGTGCATTCGTGGTTCTTCGTGCTGTTCAAGGATGGCGAGTATCGAGGATATGCCTGCGTCGTAAACTACGGTGATGAGCATTATCTGCACTTCGGCACGATCCATCGGGCGTATTCGGTGCGCGATGTCGCGTATTCGATGGATTGGCTGCGCGATCACCTGCCTAAGTTCTACGGGATCGAGGTGCTGAAGTGCTGCATTGACTCTGGCACGATGATCGGCAAGCTTATCGGGAAGCTAGGGTTCACTGCTGAGCCGGATAGCGATGACATTCATTCAATCAAATTATAAAATGGGTAAGAAACCGAAGCAAAAAGATCCAGAGCCAATTGTTCAACCAGTCGCGTCTGTGACTCCTGAAGATGAGGACATCAAAAAGACTGGAGAAGATGAACGTCGCCGCATCGCAGCGCAGCGTGGTCGTGGTCAGTCAGTAACTTCGCAGCGTCCGGGTGGCGGCAGCACAATCCTTGGTTAATTATGGCTAGAAAGAAGGCAACCAAACCAGTCGCGCAGGCTCAACCGATGGAAGAGTCACGCGCAGTCGAGATCATTCAAGGCTACGGTCGGCTGGAGTCGGCTCGTCAGAATGTCGATACGTCTTATCGAGACATCGAAAAGCTGGTGATGCCTTCTTTTTCGGGCTCCAATACTCAGGATCGAAAGAGTCCGGGCGATGATTCTCGTCCGGTGTCGTCGGTTCCAAACTCTGAAGCGGTGCTTTTGGGTTCGAATATTTACAGTCACAGCTATTCAAACGCTGATCGAAACTTTGCGCTGCGTGCAGCACGTAAAGAGGATCAAGAAGGGATGAAAGTGTGGCTTCAAGAGGCGACAAATACGATCCACCGGTTCATGCAAGAATCGAACTTCGGTCAGGTGTATGGTGAATTTACACGTATCTGGTCGAACTTTGGCACTGGTGTCGTCGGTGTCGAGTATGACACTGATGAGGGGCAACTGGTCTTTTCGTCGATTCCGATCACTGGCAACGTCTACATCATGGAGTCGTTTAATGGTCGCGTGAACGGACTGATGCGACTGCTTCAACTCAGTGCGCAGGATGCACTGGCGATGTTTGGCGATGAGGGTCTGTGCAAAGAGGCGCGCAATGCTCTCACTGACATGAGCAAGATCGATGAGAAGTTCGATTATATTCTCAACGTGCAGAAGAATCCGAAATTCGATCCTGAGCGTGGTGACATCGAATCAATGCTCTATCGCTCGGAATACGTCTGCAAGAAGGATAAGCGGATTGTGAAGGTCGGTGGTCATCGTTCTTGGCCTTATCCTACTTCACGCTTCATCAAACCTCACGATGGCTCTCCATACGGACTTGGCGCTTGTCACGTTGCGATCAATGCGATTCGCGAGATCAACACTGCTGAAGCGCAACTGGTGGACGCAATCCAGATGCAGTCGCACGCTCCGGTCGTCGTGAAGGACGATGAGCAGCTTGAGATCGATGAGCTTCTGCCTGATACGGTGATTTATACGACTGGGGAAATCACTCAGTTCAAGACGACTGCGAACCCGGTCGCGATTCAGGCACGTATCGATCAACTGACTGGCGAGTTGAACCGTCAATTTTTCACGAATGTATTCCTCTCAGTGCTCACGAATGATCGTGATAAGACAGCCCGTGAGGTCGAGGGACTGGAAGCAGAGAAGTTCGCTTCAATCGGCCCGATGATTGCACGTCTGCGATCTGAGTTCTGGAGCCCGATGATCGACACGATTTTGGAGCTGCTGATCCATGCAGGCGAGATCGTCATTCCTGAAGGTCTGAACCTCGGTGCCGGGTATGAGGTGAATTACATTTCGCAACTCGATACTAAGCTCGGTGTGATGGATCACCAAAAGACGATGCACGCTGTCCAGTCGATCAGTGGGCTGCTTCAAGCTGCAACTGAGATCCCTGAACTTAACAAGGTGCTGAAGGTCATCCCGATGTCGGTCGCTGCTGCTGAAGCGTTGAATGTCGATTATGAGTTCATCGTGACGGATGAGGAACGTGCGCAGATGGATGCGCAGGCTCAAGCTGCGGCACAAAAGCGGGCCGCGATGCAGAAGCAGGAACTTGATCAGAAAGCGGTCGCTCCGGTTGATCCGAGCAAAGCGCCTGAAGACGGTTCCCCGATGGCTGCGCAGATGGCGCAGGTTGAAGAAAATGCACCTCAAGTTTGATTATGGCTAAAGCAATCCCAAAGAAATCAACCTCAAAGCTCGACGATCACATGATCGCGCTGAAGGGAAACACGCACTTCCTCGGATTCATCGAGGAACTGAAGGTGCAATGTCGGCATGACAAGTCTGTATTCGATCCTGTGAATGATCGTGCGACTTGTTACCGGCTCGGTCAGCAGGACGTGGCAAAGATGCTCGTCAACAAGCTGGAGTCGATTCGCGATAGTGCTGAATGATTTATGACTAAAACACTACATAACTCAGATATATCTGGCGCTCGTCAGAACGTAAAAGACATCAAGGTGGTCGGCAATGGCGACACCTTTAAACTGCTCTGCAAGGCAAGCAGCGAGGCTGAAGGCTGGATGAAGTCAACAAAAGCCTGCTACATTGAGGGGGCTGGCTGCATTGTGCAGGTCACAACGCAGCAATGGGATAATATAGCCGAGGCTGTGACCTTTGTTCCTGATGTCAGAATCGAGGATGACGAGAGTGGAGGTCGTCGTTTAGTCTCTATTCACGTATAATTTATGGACACAACAACAACAGAAGCGCCTGCAAGTGCAGATAACGCAACAGAAACAACTGCACAAGATGCAGCTCAAACAAGCGGAGACATCATCTCAGATGCTTCCGCCGCGGCAACTCCTGCCGCGGCAACTTCCGAAGCTACTCCCAGTTTTTGGGATGGTGCCGGTGATGATCTCGCAAACCATGCAGGCTTTGACGGTCTGAAGGGCAAGATCAACGACCGGGATGCACTCGCAATCTCCTATCTGAACCTGCAAAGCAAGATTGGGCAGCGTGAAGATGGGAGCATTAAGCCTATCACTGAGGATTCCACACCTGAAGAGATCGCGGATTATCGCGAGAAAATGGGTGTTCCTGCTACTGCTGGAGATTACCAGTGGGAAGGGATGCCGGAAGGGATGGAACTCGATACTGAGCGGCTGACTGAGCGCAATGCCAAGATGCACGAACTTGGGATCAATCAGGAGCAGTATTCTGCGCTGATGGATATGTATAATCAGGAAGTGAACATGATTCACGAGATGGCTCAGAGCAATCAGGCGAATGTGATGCAGGAGACGAAAACTGCGCTAGAAGCTGAATGGGGTGCAAACTACGGCAAAAACGTGGATGCGGTCGCTCGTGTGGCTGAACGGTTCGGCGTGAAAGAGGCGCTGATGGAGTCGGGGATCATCAATTCAAAGCCGGTGATGGATATGCTTTACAAGGTGCATCTGTCCACAAATGCCGATGGTGTGGTCAAGAATCCTGATCAGGGCTACAATCGCTCAAATGAGAAGAAGGCGATTCAGCAGCAACTCAATGATCTGCCATACGCGCACAAGGATCGTGATGGTCTGATGAAGCGTCTGGTTGCGCTTCGTGGATAGTTTAATCGGCCTGCGCATCATTACGGTGCGCAGGCTTTTTTTGTGCCTGCATGAATGGTATGAATAGATCAGTGTTGACCATGAACGAAATTCATGCTTGGCTTGCACCATGAAGTTGTGCGGATAACCTTTCGGCCTGCTGTGATGCTTCTAGCTTTGGCCTCCATTTGGAGACAACTGACGCGAAAATTCACTTCGTTTAATCCAAAATTAGAAAGACTTATTTATTATGGCAACTACCACAGATCCGCAAATCTATCGCGAAGCATATAGCGATGCTATCGACATCCTTATCGGCAACCCGAATGCCTCGGTGCTGATGAAAATGTTTTCTCAGGAAACCAAAAAGGGTTCCTCTGTCCGTATTGACGGACTCAAGGCAAATGATGCAGTCGTGCAAGACACGTTCGACATCGAATCTCGTCGCGATCATCCTGATCTCACTGACTTCGCAGCATGGAAGGCGATTCAAACGCCATTCACTGGCACTGTTAAGCAGGGCTCTTACGTCTCCGGCAAATCCATCAAAGCGGTGGATGTCATCGGTCACGCTGAAGACTTGCTTCGCATTATCGATGTGAAGTCTCCGACAATGACTTCGCTCGCGCAGTCCATCTACAAGCAGGAGGACTTGATCGCGATCACTGCGGCTCTTGCGCCTTCTGTTCTTCGTGAGACTGCGCGTGACGGCACGCAAGCACTGGTGACTATGCCAGTGTCTCAGAATTTCACGACTGCCAATGTCGGCTATATCTCGCCTAATGATCTGTCCAACATGGACGCGATCTTCCGCGATGATTACGTGAACGATGAGAAGTGCCTTGTCGTGAATCCGGTGACTGCTGCTGCGATGAAGAACAATAACCGCGATTACTTCCAGAATGTTGACTTCATCGGTCGCATGGGAGCACTCGCTGACGGTATCATCGAGCACGCTGAAGGCTTCAAGGTGCTTGTGGTTCCTCAAGTGCCTACCGGTAAGTTCTTCGCGTTCTGTCAACGTGCGATCACCTGTAATACATGGCGCACTCAGCAATCTCGTGTTTCTGAACTGCCTACGCAGAACTATGACACGCAGCTCTACACTGAGCTGGTTATCAATGCGGTGCGCAATGATGACTTGGGTGTGGTTCATGGCACTATCAAGGTCTAAACTGACCTGACAATCTTCAGCGTCACTCCTTCGGGGGTGGCGCTTTTTTTGCGCGTTGACGTATGAATGAAATTCATGCAATCATCTTTCGTATGACTGGACGCTCTAACGACTTACTCGATGTGATGAATCAGGCGCTTGCTCTGCTCGGTGCTGATCCTGATACGTCTTACGATACTCCTGACACTGTTGCGGGGGTAAAACTGAAGCCTTTCCTTTCTCGTGCGATTGATGAGATCCAGCGTGGATACTTCTGGAAGGAACTGCTCACGCAGAATCCACTGACTGCGGTGGCCGGTGAAGAGGGTCGGTATGATATTCCGGATGACTGCCTGCGACCGATAGGCATCAAACTCGATCCTACGGTCACGCAGGAGAATCCTCGGTGGGAGGGTCTGATGCTGAAGTATGAGATCGTCGGTCAAGAGGTTCGCGCGATTGCGACTGATCCTGAGTTGTTTTATATCCGGCGCGAAGATGATCCGACAAAGTGGTCGAGCGAGCTGGATGATGCTGTTTGCTTGGCTGCTGCGGTGAATAGCGGGTTTACGATCACTGACAACGCGCAACTGGTGCAGATGCGTCAGACTCAACTGGAGCAATTGGTTCTACCTCGTGCTCGCCTGCTGCAATCGAAGTATGCGACGAACCTCGCGAAGTATGTGCCTCGTGGGTTCTCGCAGCTAAATATTCGAATGGGATACTAAGAATGACGAAACCACTACTGATCAAGAAAAGCTTCAACGGTGGCGAATTGTCGCCGGAGTTGCATTACCGGGATGACTTGGCTGCATACGCGAAAGGCTGTAAGCATCTCGACAACATGCAGGCGACTCCATACGGCGCGGTAACTCGTCGGCCTCCTATGGAACTGATGGCGCGCATCGATACGGCGCTCTATGGGGTGCCGGTGAAGTATATCCCTTTCAAGTTCTCGCTGACTGAGGTGTTCAATATCGTGTTTACTGACGGCAGTGGCTCCGAG